TCTTAGAAGTGTTTGACTCAGCATCAAAAGCTGCTGACGCTAAAACACCTCAAGGAGATTCAAATTATTATGTAGATGTAATATACAATAAATCAAGATATATTTATTGGATGGACCATAATTCAAATGGTGCAAACTGGGGCTCAAACGCTGCTGGTACTACATTTACAGCTGTAACTGTTCCAACTTTAGAATCACTATCAGGTGGTTCAGATGGTTCTTCAGTAACAGTAGGTCAAAAAAAGACTGCTTATGAAAAATTCGAAGATGCTGAAACAGTAGACATCGGATTAATTATAGGTGGAACTTGTACGGCTACACACATTGACAATTTAATTACAATTGCAGAAAATAGAAAAGACGCTATAGCGTTTGTATCTCCAGAGAGAGCAGACGTTGTTAATGTCGCTTCTGCTAACACACAAACTCTAAACGTTATTGATGCTTACTCAACTATTCGTTCATCTTCTTATGTGGTGTTCGATAGTGGATACAAATATCAATACGATAGATACAATGATGTTTACAGATACGTTCCATTAAATGGCGATATGGCTGGCTTAGCGGCTAGAACTGATCTAATTGCTGACTCTTGGTATTCACCAGCCGGTTTTAACCGTGGTAATGTAAGAGGCGCAGTTAAATTAGCATACAATCCTAATAAGACACAAAGAGATGACCTATACAGAAGCAGAATCAATCCAGTAGTAACTTTCCCTGGACAAGGTACTGTACTGTTTGGTGATAAAACAGGATTAAGTGCTCCATCTGCTTTTGATAGAATAAATGTACGAAGATTGTTTATCACTTTAGAAAAAGCAATCGCTACGGCTTCTAAATTCCAATTGTTTGAATTTAACGACGAGTTTACTAGAGCAAACTTTAGAAATATCGTTGAACCATTCTTACGAGAAGTACAAGGTAGACGTGGTGTCACAGACTTTTTAGTCGTGTGTGACGAAACAAATAATACAGGCGACGTAATTGATAGAAATGAATTTGTAGCAGAAATATTTATTAAACCTGCTAGAAGTATCAACTTTATTACATTATCGTTTATAGCAACCAGAACTGGCGTTTCTTTTGAAGAAGTGGCAGGGTAAATTTAGAATAGGAGAATAAAAATGGCTAACATCACAGACTTCAAAGCTAAACTTGCCGGCGGTGGCGCTCGTGCCAATCAGTTTAAGGTAACAATGCCTTTTCCTGGTTACGCTCAAGTTGGTGGCGAAATAGAAGAACTAGCGTTTCTTTGCAAAGCAACAGTTATTCCTGCTATGACAGTAGGTACGGTCGATATTAAATTTAGAGGCCGATCTATTAAAATAGCTGGAGATAGAACTTTTGCTGATTGGAACGTAACAGTTATAAATGACACTAACTTTAAAGTTAGAAATGCTTTCGAAAGATGGCAAAATGGTATTAACAATATGTCGGATAACGAAGGATTAACAAATCCTGCTGATTATCAAGTTGACGCTTTCGTAGATCAACTAGACAGAAATGGTAATACTGTTAAGTCTTACACTTTAAGAAGTTTATTTCCAACAAACATTGGTGAAATTGCTTTAAGTTATGATACAGTTGATGCTATTGAAGAATTTTCAGTAACATTTGCTTATCAGTTTTTTGAAACAAATACTACTACTTAATAGAGTATTAACAAGAAGAGCCGTTCAAAAAGCGGCTCTTTTTGAACTTATAAATAATATTATGAAACAACAACATCACTCATTTTCTAATCGTATAATTGGTGAAAAAAGGATTTAATTATGGCAGACTTATTTGGATTTAGTATAACACGAAAGAAAAAAGACCAAGACCCCAAACAAAATTTTAGTATACCAGTAGCTGATGACGGAGCAACAACCGTTTCTGCTGTTGGTGGTTATTCTGGTCAATTTTTAGACTTAGAAGGTACAGCGAAGAACGAAGCTGATTTAGTAAGACGATATAGAGAAGTTTCATTACATCCAGAGTGTGATACAGCTGTAGATGATATAGTAAACGAAGCTATAGTTTCAAATGAAAATAAAGATGCTGTAAAACCAGATTTAACAAATCTTCCTTTCGGAAAAGAAGTAAGAAGAAAAATTGAAGATGAGTTTAAACACATATTACGTTTAATGGATTTTAACACAAAAGGCCATGACATCTTTAGAAGATGGTATGTAGATGGCCGTATGTATTATCAAAAAGTTATTGATAGAGAAAATCCTAGAAATGGTATAGTAGAATTAAAGTATATTGATCCTAGAAAAATTAAAAAAGTTAGAGAAATAAGCAAACAAAGACAACAGACCAATTTAGATATAATAAGTGAATATGAAGAATATTTTTTATTTAATGAAAAAGGTATTTCTGGTGCTACTTCTGGTTCTGGTGTAAGAATTGCTCCAGATACTATTGCTTATGCTTCATCAGGATTAATAGATCAAAATAGAAATTTAGTTTTATCTTATTTACATAAAGCCATAAAATCAGTAAATCAATTACGTATGATTGAAGATGCTATGGTAATCTATCGTATTGCTCGAGCACCTGAAAGAAGGATATTTTATATTGATGTAGGTAATCTTCCTAAAGTTAAAGCAGAACAATATTTAAGAGATGTGATGGCAAGATATAGAAACAAACTTGTCTATGACGCTAGCACAGGTGAAATTAGAGATGATCGTAGCTATATGAATATGTTGGAAGATTATTGGTTACCACGTAGAGAAGGTGGTCGAGGAACTGAAATCACTACATTACCAGGTGGCCAAAATTTAGGAGAAATTGCTGATATAGAATATTTCCAAAAGAAATTATATCGTTCTCTTAACGTGCCTATCAGCAGATTAGAAGCATCTACAGGATTTAATATTGGTAGAGCTGCTGAAATCAGTAGAGATGAATTAAAGTTTACTAAGTTTGTTCAAAGATTAAGAAAGAAATTTACTGAACTGTTTAGTGATATATTAAGAACACAATTAGTATTAAAAGGTATCATAGCTGAAGAAGATTGGGGTACAATACAATCAACTATTAATTATGACTTTTTAAGTGATGGTCATTTTTCAGAACTAAAAGAAAGTGAAATGTTAAAAGATCGTATTGCTTTAACTGATAGTATGTCTAATTATGTTGGTAAGTACTTCTCTAACAAGTATATACGTAAAAACATATTAAAACAAAGTGAAAGAGATATAGAAGAAATAGATAATGAAATAAAAAAAGAAGGTATTTCAAGCTCTATAGACAAACTAGGTGATGATTCTGGTGATACAAAAACACCTGATAAAACTGAATTATAGTATAAATATAAGAATAGGAGAAAAACATGAGTGAACAAGTTAAAAATTTTATAGACAAATTGTCATTAGGACAAGCAGCTGAAGCTGGCGAAGCGTTTAAAGATGCTTTAAGAAATAAAGTAGGTGACGCTTTAGAAGCTAGAAGAAAAGAATTAGCAGGTGTATTGTTTCAAGGACAACTTGAAGCAGAACCATATAGCGATCCTAAGCCCGTAATTGCTGAACCGGTTGCAAATGAAAAACAAGATAAGTAATATCGTAAAAGAAACTAGAGTTATGAACTCAAAGTCTTATAATGAATTAACACCTAAGTCAAAAGAGGCCGTTAAAGAAATATATAGATTGATTGAGAGTGGACAACAAGATATATTAAGTAGATTTGAAGGAGCTGTAGAAAAGGTTGTGGCTTCTTATAATATAAAAAAAGAAGATATTGAAAAATATTTTGACAAAGAAATAAACGAACAATTAGGAATAAAATAAATGTCAACAATTATAGTAAAAGGAACAGTTACTACAAATCCTTTTTTGGATAATATTAGTAGAGCTCAATTTGTTAATTGTGTAGCAACAAGTGGTACACAAACAATTGAAGTGCGTTCTGAAGATAGCACAGTTTTAGGAGAAATATATTTACATGCAGCTGGTGATTCTGTTATTATAGAAAAAGCTCCAGGTGATGTTATCACTATGGCAGCTGGAAAAGTAAGCGCTGTAGGTTCTCCAAGAAGTTAATTTTATGACCATATCAACTACGACATTAGTAGATGATAGTTTTAAAGTTATTGTAAAGGCCAACGGTGTTGGTAGTGAAACAGAACAAATTTTGATAACTGCTTTAGAATTAAATAATGCTTCGAGTGAACCAATAATTTCTATAGCAAATGTTTATTATGAATTAGAGGGGAGTGGAGATATTACTTTACTCTTTAATGATGAAGAAAAATTGGTAATTAATGGTAAAGGTAACTATGGTTTAAAACCTGGTGAACCTAAAATTAAATCAACTTCATCTAGTAATTTATTGTTAACAAGTGATGATAATATAACAAGTTACAATCTTGTTATAGAGTGTCATAAAGAAAAAGGATTTACGGATTAATGGCAGATACAGTTACAACACAAACATTAGTAGATACATCAGGCGTAAAGTTTGTTGCTAAATTAACAAACATTTCTGATGGCACTGGTGAAACAGATGTTATTAAAGTAGATGCTTCAGCTACTACTTTTATGACTGAAAATGGTAGCCGAAAGATTGCTAAAATATGGTTTTCTGTGAATACAGCAAACCCTAAATCAGCTGTAGAACTTAAATGGGCCGGCGCTACAAATGCTACAGCTTTGTTTTTAAGTGGCCAAGGTTTTTTTGATTTAAGAGAAGCGGGAGATGAGATAACAAATAATGCTACTACACCAACAGGTGACGTATTATTAAGCACACGAAATTTTGCTAGTGGAGATAACTATTCATTAGTGATAGAGTTTAGATAAAATATAAATAGTAAGAGAGAGAACTATGAAACTTATAAGAGAAGAAATCAACGACGCTACATA